CGCACCACTCGTACCATTTATTATAAAACTCAGGGCCGTAGTGCCAAGCCTCGAGTAAGACCGAATTACACACTGATTCACGTTGAATAAAATCAGCGTTTTTATCGCACCATTTGATCATGTTGGCCATCGATCGTAGCGCCAACGGTGCCATTACACCTCTATGACCCGGGACAAATGTTCGTTTCAAAAACGTCACATTTTCCCAGGTGACATAAAGGTCTTCTCCCTTGAAAGGCGATGTATACTTCATTTGATACCATTTTGCAAAGTAACCTTGCAAATACTCCATATTAAACTTCTCATAAGACTCGGGTACCGAAAACAAAGAATCGTCTCCAACGAAGGCAGTCTCAACAACTTTCCACTCTTCTTCAGAATAGAGCGCAATAAATGCTTTCTTGTGAATTAACCAATTCACGAAGCTGTTGTACAGACTTGTTAATAGAGAACCACTAGAAGTTCCCCATGGACGTGTGAAAACAGCTGCTCGACATATATGCCAACCCAAAAAGTTAGCCAATATAATACGACGCACCATTTCCGGATCGGGGTGAACACGCTGAACCAGATCGATGAACTCATCAAGACAATCATTCTTGTGGCTTATATCATAAGTCGTAAAGTCACCGGCTCCAATCCTACGTCGTTCCTCCAGATTTCCTCGTAGCCTTCGATACAATGCCCCCCACTGCTTAGAATGAGGATTTATCGACAGGGCACAAGGAGATTCAACAGGATCTGAAACACATTCCTGAATAAATGTTCCGAGGTACATGCGTTGTACAACAAGAGATGCAAAATCTCCAGAAGAAAATAACCGCGTCTTAAACGCCTTGTTCTTCTCCTCTGAACGAATTTCATCTTTCAACTGTTCCTCGAAAGTAACAGGATGTATTCTTCCACTCTTAAAATGCTCAACAATAAGATCTATTTGCTCATTTAAGAGTGGGTGAATTCTCTGATTCCCGTTCTCATCGTAACATAACTTTCTACGAGTGAGACCAAGTTTCTTAAAAAAAAATCCAGCAGAAGTATTCATGTCCATGCTCTTCATATAACCAGCAATACCATAAATAGCTTCCTCACGTGAAATAACTCTAACGTTCTGTTGATTGAACGTTGAGGGCAAAAAATCTAAAAGATTCTTGCACTTATCGGGGGGAGGATGCTCAAGACTCTGCTTACCAAAGTTCTTAAGAGCCTCCTTTAAGGGTGAAACCGTAACCGTCTCACCTGTATCATCTACAACCTCAACGGGCTTAAGATGAGCCGGGCCATCATTGGTCTCTTCAACAGGAGCACTCTCCACATCAAACAAGGATCTTCTAATAGATGTCTTATCTGGTATGAACGAAGCTAACTCTCTCGGTAAAAGACCAATCATAGTTGTTCCATCAAGACACTGCAATTCGTCTCCTAAATTTACTGTTATAGGATCAATACTTTCTCCATCCTTATCTCCTCCTACTCTATAATAGTGAGGTAAGAGATCCTCAGAAAGTATGCAGACTCCATAACACATTGCAGCTGCCGGATTCCCACCCATGTGAATAGCAATAATCTTTCCATTACTATCCACATAAGGAATCCCACACATTCCCTTACGATTATCGAGACCATGGAAAACAAGATCGGTCTCCACGTCTGGATAATCATAACCAACTTCACATGTTTTAATTTTACCTTCCCAAGCCAATGCTTGGCGAACAGTAGAACCAATATCTCCAACATGCGGTTGGATTTGGTAGGTACGTCCGTGAGACGGAAGATCATCAGCGAAATACTTAATAATGTTCCTTCTCTCGGGAAAACCTACAAATTTAACGAGGGCAAGATCACCCCTCAATTCAATAATAGGGAGCTCCTTAACATTCCACATACCATGTACATGTTTATTAAGCGTAACGTAGCGCTCACTATTATCGCTTCCACTAGCGAAAACCGTATGAAGGGGTACTAGGGCCCAGTTACTGAATACAAAAAGTACCCATGAACTGGTAGCCGTTCCCACACTCTTCACCAATTCTCGAGGGGTTCCGGGGTCCACGCTATAAGCGGTAATGATATCACCATTCTGGGCTATCTTCTGCCGAACATAGTGATTATCAACGCCGCTTTGCGCTCCTCCTTTATGTAACAACTCTAAGCGAGCTGTCGTCCGTTTGCCTACTCTCTGAATAGCCGCTCGACTTCTGGTCTTAACAGAATGTTCGTACGCAGCTTGTCCTTCATCCTTATAAGCACTAGCAGGCATAAAGAACTTCAAAAGGGCTCTAACTGCTACATATCCCAAAGCTACACAACCAACTGTCTGTGCAATACCCCAGAATATGGATTTCTGAACCAATTGAGCATCATGCATCCTCTTTACAAACGATTTATCTTCATATTGTAACTGATAGATGCGTTGCCCATACATTGTGACCATTGTGCGCCACAATGCCTTGTATTTTGGATCCGGATGATCTTCCAGATAAGCAAAATACGCATCAAGATAAC